AATAACAATGGGAATCATTAGAAATGTTGATGTCATCCTGAATCCGGGTAACGGGACAGTCAATGCGGAAGATATAGTTTGGCAAGTACCCGTGACGCCTAACTGCGGGCAACTTTGTGAAGAGATAATTCAGGAAGAAATTATCTGTAACCAAGCCGATGCGTGGAATAATAATTTATGTCCAAACGACTTCTGTTACTCCGCCCCAGTCGTGCCGGGCGATTGCTTGCACTTTCAATTCCAATTCCAGAACACACGCAACGCAAAGACCACGATTAGTTATTTGCAATTCCTGCAACGACCGAACCCGAAAATCAGGTACAACTGGTATCATCCGACCATTAACCCAACCGACTGGACTATTCGGGCGAGGATGTTTAACGCTTGTACGAATGCCGAGTACAAAGACCCGGTTAATAATTACAACTATGCCGATGTGTTTATGCGTCAGGCTGGAATATTCCTGAGCCAAGACCGCAAAGCATCGAGCAAGACCCTGCCGATTAATTCGTGGTATCGGTGGACGCAGAACGCTCAAATCTGCATACCTACCCAACTGCCTGCCAACTTCCCGAGTCAGTTTTATTTTACTTTTGAGGTCAAGAATTTCGCCAACGCATCAAGCACCGTTTATTCTCAACTCTACGAAATAGATACCTGCTCAAATACAATCTATTTAGAGGGTGCGTATAGCCTCAAAGATTGTTTTGGCTATGATTATTCAATTCCAAAAGATAATATCATAGGCGAGCAGAAATACACGCCATTTGACCAAGTTTTATTCGGAACGGCATTATACAACAACATTTCCAACCAATATCGCAACGCTCACAGACTGCGTGGCACGGCTTCGTATGTGGGCAGGATGATTGAAAAGGATATTCCAGAAAGACAATGCCTATCAATCAAAACGAGCATAAAAGAGCAGTACAATGTCAAATTAAAGCCAATACCGCCTTATGTTGCCGAGATTGTGAACAACAACCTATCTGGCAAGGTAGCGTATTTGTCTGGTGTGCCGGGCAAAGGTGCAATTGAAGTTCAGCCGAATGGCGGTGCGGAAAAAGCAAACGATATCAGCAATATGTGGGTAGTTGATTTGACGCTCAACGGGTGCGAATGCCTCGATTATCATCAGTGTTAAAATAATTATTATCTTTGTGCCGTTGTCATTTAATTAAGGTTTAAGTGGGATGCAGGAGGGGTGATGTCCTCCTGCATTTTTTTATTTATGAATAGTTCAGAATTACGCAGGTCAGTCCAAGAAGCATTGGTGCAAGTCGAAAAGACCCTACTCAAAAAGAACGAGGAATATGCAACCGACTCGGATGTGTTCAGGAATTTCCGCACCGGCATAAGCCTACAATCCAAACCGCAGGCAGTTGCATGGGAATACATGACAAAGCATTTGCAATGGATAAAAGACGCAATAAACACCGACCACAAGCCGACCCATGCCGAACTGGATGAGAAGTTTATTGATGCGATTAATTACTTACTTATCATTCGGGCGATGTATCAGGACAAAGCCTAATTTTTTTATTTGCAAATTTATTTTTATCTTTGTACAACCTCTCCCAGAGGGTAGGCAGTTTGCCATATTTCGGGAACAAAAATCGTTCTCACTAAAAAACAATCAATATGCCATTAACTTGCACAGGATGCTCTGTTAGCGTCCCTACCCTCTCCGCATCTTGCGGTAAAAACAAGAAGCAAGGCGGTCTGCCATACCTTGCAATCGTAGCGTGTGACTACACCTTTACCAATCCAACCGACCCAGCAGAATGGGCAACTGCAATCACCAACAACAACGCTCGTGTTGTTAAAGGTCTGCTCGGCTCTTTGGCTGACCCATCCAACACAACTAAGCGTATCGGTTCATGCGACCCAGAAACGCTCTTAGGTCGTGTCTGGACATTGAACTTCCAAGACTACAACTTCACCGAAACAGGCTCACCGCTTGTATTCGAGAAAGAAACATTCTATAATGACATCCAAGCCGACCCAAGTAAATACTACTTGTACTTTGGTTCTTGCGATGGTCGTATGTGGCTCGTTTCTGATTTCACATTAATGATGAATGTCATCGTTCCCGATAATAACCAAGATGCTCGTTACATGAATGTTCAAGTCATGTATCAAGGCTTGACAATGGGAACTCAATATGTTTTCGATTTAGGTACAGTTTAATCCGCCCGTAAATCATGGCATACGAGCCTATTGATACGGGTTTCGGGTTCTATTTTGACCCAGAAGAACGACCTGATGCGTACCTGCGTTGGGCAGAGCAGTATTACTCGATGATTGTGCATACGCAAGGACACAATCCGGGTAAACTGCTCTACCTACAACGCCCGAACGAAGCCGATGATATCTACCGATATCGTCTGGCTAATTTCGAGGCGATTACCAAAGGTGCGATTAGTCGGGCGAAGAATGAAGTGTTCAGTCCTATTGGGTCTGCTAAGTTCAGTTACAAGGTGGACGAGGACACGGAAGAGTTCATTGAACGCCCTGTGTTTGGTATGTCCGAAGGTTACGGCACGGGTTACGACTATTGGCAATATATTTTCAAAGTTGCCTGCGAACGAATCATTGACGACCCGAACGGTTATATCACTTGGATGCCATTTGGAGAAGGCACGATTGACCCGACACAAAAGGTTGATGTTTATCCTTACCAAATATATTCGGTTTGTATAACCCGACTCACCAAGGACAGAATTACCTTTTACAAGCCTGAGGAACGCTTTTATCTTAACTCAGGCACAACAGGTCGGATATTTTACACGATAGACAGAGAGGCTTATTATCGCCACTATGAGATTGAACTGCCTGACGATAAGACCACATTCGGAACGGAGTTAATTTATCGTCACAACTTAGGAGAGATACCTATCGTGTTGAATGGTGGATTTCGTAAGTCGGCAATCGGTCAATTCGATTACAAGACACGCAAAGCGGTATGGGGAGAATCAACTTATATGGGTTGGTCTCCTTATTCATTCACAAGCGGGTCGGCATTGTTGCAGAATACCTATCTGCCTCAATTTATCGACTATCTCGAATCGTTCTTTGTCGGGTTTGTTGGATATGCAAACGAAGCACTAAAGACCTTTGATGATTGGAAAGGGGCGAGGGTAATGACTTCCAACCCGATTCGAGTTGAGAAGCAGATGCCTTGCACTGCTGAGGGTTGCAATAATGGCTATGTCTGGGGGCATGATAGCGAGGGCAACGATTCGAGGCGTGCATGTAATACTTGCAACGGTTCGGGCGTTATGGTACGCAGTCCGTTTGGTATCTATCAAGTCAAAGTACCCGACAGCACAGCGCTCGAAAACCAAACGCTTGTAGATGACCCCGTGTCGTATGTATCGCCTCCGGTTGATGGGTTGGAGTACATGCAAAAGGCGTGGGAGACATTGATACACAAAGCCGAGTTGGAATTGTATCAACTTTTCACTGATTCGGCTCAATCTGGCGAGGCTAAAAAGGTGGACAGAGAGGGCAAGTATGCGATGATAATGGCAATGTCAAATCACATCTTTGACCATATCATCTACAATCACCTGAACTTCCTGATTCGGTTACGCAACATAGTCAATCCTGAACCTGCAATCATCGTCAAGCCTACATCCTTTGCTATTCGTGACGAGGGCAGGATTATCGAGGAGTTGAAGCAGTTAAACGAAGCCGATGCACCGATACCAGTCAAAGTTAAAGCACAGAAAGACCTGATGAAAAAACGCTTCTCGGGCAAAGCCGAGGCGAGTGAAGTCATTGAGTTGATGGTGCAGTTTGACCCGTTGTATGGTCAATCCATGGAAGACATCGAGCGTATGCAACGGATGGGGGCGATTGATACAAGGTCGGTTCAAAAGCATGCGTATTGTTACCATGTTTTGGAAAGGGTCATGGAAAAGGTTGACGACATGGAACACGAGATGGAAGAGCCTGAGATCCTTGCATTGATGGAGACCGAGTTCAATACAATCGTTCCACCACCTGCCACGCAGATTCAGATTCCAGTATTTGAATAATGGCGAAGCGTTCACCCGAAGATGAAATCGACCTGCTCATTGATAACTTGGTTGATAATGCCCGTAAAGGGGCAGACGATGCCACTCAGCGCATCATTAAGTTATTGGACAAGTACTTGGATGGTTTCCAATTATCTGACGGAAGTTTCGTACTATCAGAGCAAAACAGCCGATTGCTTACCGGATTGGACAGCGAGATCGCCAAAGCAATCAACGCCAGCACCTACCCATCCAGTGTGTCCGAAATCGTCAGAAGCCTGCCTGAAATTGAACGATTGAGCGAGATGGTACTGCGTCAATACAATAGCACCTTTGCATTTGATTTCGACCGATTGGGCGTATCTCAATTACGCCTGATGCAGACCGAGACGATTGTCCAGAACATGACCGGCACGGGTCTGACTGCTGAGATTAGACAACCGATTCGTGATGCAATAAATCGAAATGTGTTTGCAGGGGCAAAAGTGACCGATACCAAAGCGAGACTGCGTGACTTTTTGCTTGCATCCGAGTCGGATAAAATGAACCGAATGGCAAGGTATGCAAATGTCTGGGCGCAGGATGGCATTATGCAATATGACGGCATGATATACGACCGATTCCGCACCGAGTACGCACCGAACAGTATCAGGTACATAGGCAGTCTAATTGGCGATAGTCGTCCGCAGTGCGTTCGCTGGATAACGAAGTACAATGGTAAAATTCCAATGAGTAAGTTACAAAGTGAAATAAATTGGGCGTATAACAACGGGTCAGGAATGAACCTTGCTACTACCAAAGAATCATTCTGCACATATCGTGGCGGTTACAACTGCCGACACAAAGCAATTCCCGTATTTGAAAGTGAGGGCGAAGACAATGGGTAACAACGGGCAAGACGAATCAATCGGGGGAATTGTATCCTCCATATTGGGGTATATTATGGCACATTTTTTTTCTGTTGATGCTATTTTTTTCAAGGTAGTTATTGCCCCGGCAATCGGTGCGACTATCGGTTTTTTCGTAGTAAGATTTTGGAAAAAACTTTTCGACAAAAATGAAAAATCAGATAAAACAAATGAATAAACACGACTGGATAATTATCATCTTCTCGATGCTGATTGCCACGGCAACAGCCAATGCCCAAGACACGGTGTATATCGCCAATTCTGGAAGTAATGTAACTATCACCTACAAAGGCTCGGTCAAGTCCGTGCCTCGTAGTTTGATTAGTGCTAATAAGATTGTCAGTCCAATCTTACCAACTCAAGTATCAATTTTTAATGGTTCTTCTCAGGTCGAATCTTGGACATTTAACTTCTACCGATTTAAGGTAAACGCAACAGCCATAACCAATGTCGATAGTTTTGTCCCTGCTATAAACAACCTGAACACTGCTATGGTTGTATCGTACAAATTGCTCAGAGATATTCAAATCGTTTCGGCTTTACCTGCTAATCCAGACCCAACCGTTACCTATTTAGTCGGGGCACAAACGACCATAAGCATAACAGGATTGAACGGCAACACAGATGGGTATTACCGCATTCAAGGCACAACGATTAACGCAGGCAGTGCCGATACCCACACAATGCGATTTAATACGGTTAATACCAATGTGTACGATTCAAGGTATTCGTATGTAGGTGCTGCATCAAGTGTTGGCTCAAGTGCTCAGACACATATGTTCCTT